CACCTGGATCGGCTGGGACGAGTTAACGTCGTGGGCCGACATGAAAGCGTATCACAAGCTCAAGGCTTGTCTGCGTACCGGTGCCGCCGAGATACCGACTAAGCGCATCCGCGCCTCTGGCAACCCAGGCGGTCCAAACCACAACAACGTCAAAGCGTATTTTATCGACGCTGCGCCGGAGTCGACCATTGTCGAAGGCGACGACGGCATGAAGCGGATGTATATCCGCAGCCTCGTCACCGACAACAAGATCCTGCTGGAGCGTGACCCTGGCTATATCAAGCGTCTGGAGGGCGTCGGCGACGAGCAGTTGGTCAAAGCGTGGCTTGAGGGCGACTGGGATAGTTTTGTCGGACAGTACTTTACCAACTGGCACGAGGACAAGGTCGCCGTGCCGTCGTTTGAGATACCGGACCACTGGCCTCTTTTCGGAGGACTCGATTACGGCGAGGCGGCACCGACCAGCTATGGGCTGTATACCGTCGACTACGACTCTAACGTGTATCGTATCTGCGAGTACTACCAGGCCAACGCCACCGCCTCGCAGCACGCGGCCAACATCGCGCAGATGATCGAGGCGTGTCCGTTTACCGGCGGCAGGTATCCGCAGGCGACCTATGCCGACCCAAGTATGTTTGTTAAGAGGCGCTTGAGTGAGGTTATCAACCACTCACCCGCCGATGTCTTTGCCGAGCAGGGCATTTTTCTGACACGCGCCAATAACGACCGTATCACCGGCTGGAGGGTCGTCAACGACGCGCTGATAAAAGAGCGTATCTACCTGTTTAACGGGTGGAACGACGCGCTGATGAGGACGATGCCAGCACTGCCGCGCAGCAGCAAGAACCCAGAGGATCTGGATACGACGGCCGAGGATCATGCCGCCGACGAGCTACGCTACGCCATGATGCACGTTTATAAGCCGCATCAGGTCAAAGAGCCGGAACCGTACGAGGGTACCGGCCAGGAAGTGATCGATATTTTGGAAAACGGCAGCGGTCGCCGCAGCGGTCGCTATGCCTACGCATCTTAACGACTACTACCGTCGGGGCGCTTCTGCCGACCGGCGTAAACCTAGGACGACCAATGGCTAAATTTAACGGCACACCCAAATCGACCAAGACCAAGCCCAAGAGCAACAGCACCCGCGTCAAGGCGCAGCCTGCCGGTGCAGACAACCTCAAAGCAGGAAAGAGGAAGTAAGTGCCTCGCGTCGGTAAAGTCCATTATCCGTACACCGCTGCTGGGAAGAAAAAAGCGGCAGCGGCGCGTAAGGCGAAGAAGAGACAAAAGCCCAAGGCGCGTAAGAAGTAACTCTTTTTTTGTCTACTACTTAACGGCGATTTATTAAGCGTATGAAGCCCAAAGAAATCGAGTACTGGCAGAGCGCGATTGAGAACGGTCGCAAGTATATGCGGTCGCGTCATAAGACCTGGCGTCGTCTGCTCAAAACGTACGAACTGGATTTCGATGTGCCTGGCTTAGGCGACGATAAGATCGTTAAGATCAGCCGTATGTACCCTCTGGCGCGGCAGATCATCGCCTCCGTCAGCTTCAACTATCCTCATGTTTTCTTTAAGGTTGAAGAGCCGCAGCGCGAGTTTGCGTCCGAGATATTAGAGCGCGTGGCTAATGCGGCGCTAGAGCAGATGGACGCTAAACGCGAGGTGCAGCAGGTCATCTTCGATGCGCTCTTCTGTAGCGTCGGCTGGCTCAAGTTTGGGTACAACCCTCCAGGCGACGACGATATTGAAGCGCCGTACGTCGTCAACGACTCGATGGAGAATGATTTTCCGTACGTCACTCGCGTCTCGCCTTTCAACATCTTCGTCGACCCTCTGACGCCGCCGCACAAGCTGTCGCACGCTCGTTTCATCATCGAGAAAATGCTGGTGCCGCTGGAGTTTGTGAAGGAGGACCAGCGTTTCGTCAACCGACGCCAGATACAGCCGATGAGCGACGAGGACTCACGCAGCGACGGGTTCATCACTGACTTTGAAGACCAGGCCCACTCCGACGAGCAAGACGCCGTCACCGCCAGCAAAGAGAGCGGTAAGATGGTGCTGCTCTACGAGATTCACGATAGGATGCACAAAAAACGGATAACTTTTGCCGAGGGCGTCAAAGAGCCTATTGAAGAGGTCGACCACCCGATGCTGGCGATGGAGGCGGTCACTGAGCCGGACCCTTTCACCGGTGAGCCGATGATGACGGGTGAGTTTGCGCCGTCTGGCGGTTACCTCGTCGACGGCGGCTTTCCATACCATGCCCTCAAGTTCGACCAGAGCGAAAAAGCGTTCATTGGCGAACCGCCGATGGCTTATATCGAGGACACGCAGAAGCTGATCGTCGAGAGCGTCAGCCGACGTGCCGACCTGCTCAAGCGGTTCCAGCGTATTGTGTTGGCTAGCCGCCGTGAGCGCGAAGCCAACCAGGACTTAGGCGACACACTGGAGGAGGGGCGCGACGGCGAGATCATCTGGGTTGAAGATCCAAACACGTCGATGAAGGAGCTTAATTTCGGCGCACCGCCTCCTGACCAGATCGGCCTGGAGAACACCGCCCACAACCTGGAGGAGCAATCGCTCAATGTCAGCCAGCTAGCGATGGGCGGTGGACCCAAGGTCACGGCGACACAAGCGTCGTTGCAAGCCTCTTTCTCGCAAATCAACCGCGAGTGGATGCAGCTACGCGTAGCCGACACCTACCGAGCTATCGTACGTAACAGCTTGCGTATGATGGCTGATTCGCGCTACACGCCAGAGAATTTCTTGATCAACGTCGCTCAGAACGAGCAAGACCCCGTCTTTGAGGCGGTCAGCACCGATCTGCTGCGCGTGCGCTTCAAGGTCCAGATCGAAGCAGGTTCGATGCAGCCGCTGACCGAGCAGCTAGAGCGCGAGGATGCGTTGCAGCTTTTTAACTATATAGGCAACCTGCCGGAGATAAACCGTCTGGAAGCTATCAAGGGGCTGCTCAAGGCGTTCAGGGTCCAAGATCCTGACAAGTACCTAGGCCAGCGCGAGAACGGTGACGCCATCAAGGCGGCGAACTTGGAAAACGTAGCCTACCTGATGGTCGGCGGCGACCCAGGCGTCACGCCAGACGAGGACCACCAGATGCACATACAGGTACACCAGCAGATACAGCAATTGCCGCAGTTCCAGCAGATGCTGCCCGTCCAGCAGCAGCAGGTCATGCAAGCGGCCCAGCAGCACATGGCCTTGCACCAGCAGTACTTGGAGCAGATGGCGCAAGGCGCACAGCCTCAAGCGCCAGGCGGCGGCGACGACCGGACGCAGTCGGAGGGCGGTATCGTCAGCCTCGTACGATCACAGGCGCAGGAGATGGCCCAGCAGGTGCAACGCGCACCAGGACAAGGATAGATGATCTTTCACGATTTTGAATGCGAGTGCGGTCACCTGCTCGAAGACGTCGCTTTCATCTCGCACAAAGAGGTGACTAAGACGGTCGTCTGCGACGAGTGCGGCAAGGACGCTCCGATGGTTTTTGCTAAGCATAACGGCATACACCATAGCCACTCTGGTATGTATGGTAAGTTCCATGCCGGTTTCGGGTGTGTCGTCGAGAGCTACTCACACAAGCAACAGCTTTTAAAGCAGTACAACGTCGTTGAGTCGTCCGACGCGGTCGGCGGCTCACGTAACCACATCACCTCCGAGGTGACTAACCCTGCTCCACGCTCTAGCGACCCCGTCTACTGGGGTAACACCCCCGACGAGGCACTCGCCATAGCCGAGCAGGCTACCATGGAGAACCTATAGATGTCCGAAGGAATTCTGGATCTGGACTCCGGCAGCGATGATGCGGCACCCGATACGGGCGCGTCTGATAACGGTTCGGTGGATAACGCCGTCGAACTGTTTGAAAACGACACCCCGACTACGGCCCCATCTGATGACGCTGGACACTCTGCTCACAGCGACGTATCGGATTTCGATCCGGCCCAAACCGATTGGCTTCGTGCCGATCCGGCTACGGTGCCGGAGCAGTACCAACCGCTTTTACCGTTGGCAAAGAATATGCAGGCGCAGTTCACGCGCACGCAGCAGGATCTTGCCGACCAGCGCAACCAGCTAGCCCAGGAGCGGCAGGAGTGGTCATCGCGTATACAGCAGATGGCCTCACCGCCGCCGCCGCCCAGCCCCATCGACCAGATGAGGCAGAACGTGTCGGAGGAGGAAGCGCGTGGCATCGACGCCGTGCAGCAGATCGTCCAGCACCAGGTCGGCGAACACATCAACGGGCTGACGCAGCAGGTGCAACAGTTGCAGTCGCAGCTAGCGCACGCTAACAGCTACGTCCAAAACCAGCAGACCGCTTATATCGGCCAGCAGGTGCAGGAGGCGCGTGACCAGTACGGACCCGATCTGGACCGTTACACCGACCAGATCGTCGCCACGACCAAGATCAACAACCCCAACACCGGTCAGCCGTACAGCGTCAAAGAAGCGTACGAGCTACACGCAGGGGTGACGGCACAAAACGCCGCCGACCTGCGCCAGCAAGATACGCAAGCCAAACGGTCGAGCAAGCGTGCGGTGCGTCAGACGCAAGGCGTTGACGCCAGCGAGGAAAGCGGCTCGTTATCCGACAACGAGGTCTTGTCGGGTTTAACCAGTCTAGGATTTGAATAAGGATAACTAAAAATGGCAGCAACCAGCACTACCGAAACCTGGGATGCCGCGTGGACACTGACCATGCGTGCCAAGCGCAAGGAGTTGACCGATAACTTCTTCGACGCGTACCCCACCTTAGATATGTTCCGCTCCGGCGGCGCTCTTGTCACCGATAACGGGGGCAAGGAAATACAGGCCGATCTGATGTATTCGGGCAATTCGGCCCAGTACTTCAGCGGTTACGACGTACTCAACACCGACGCCGTAGACGGTATCACGGCGGCGTTTTACCCGTTTCGCTATGCGGCTGTACCGATTACCATCAACTACACCGAGGAGATGGAAAATCGCAAGTCCGATTCGGCTATGAAGCTCCTGGCCGCTAAGACTGAGCAGTCGATGCTGACACTGCGCGACCAGATCAATAGCTCGATCTATTCGGCGCAGACCGGCAAAGCGCCTTTGGGCTTTCAGGACATCGTTGCTGATGCGCCTGGCACCAGCCCGACGACCTTGGGCGGTATCACCGTCTCGTCAAACACCTGGTGGAAGAACAAGTCCAACAACGCTACCTCCGACACCTCGTTTCAGACCATTGTCAATACCAACTTTTACGAGGGTATGGTACGGATGTCGACGCTTTGGAACGACGTCAGCGAGGGCAACGAGCAGCCTACCAACATCTTTACGACCAACGGCATCTACGCCGATTACGAAGAGATTTTTGAAGGCACCGGCTACCAGCGGTTGACCGGCAAAGACTCGCCTGGCGTAGACGGTCGCCTACCGTCGTTTAGAGGCATTCCGGTGCAGTACGACCGTGATTGCGGTACGGGCCGGATGTACTTCCTTAACACCAAGTACCTCAAGATGCACATGCAGGCCGGAATGAACTTCGCGAAAACCCCCTTTAAAGAGCCGTCAAATCAGATGGCAAAGGTCGGATTTATCGTAGTAGGCTTGCAGATCACTAGTAATAACCGTCGTCGTCAGGGCGTCATCTATAACCTGAACGACTAAACAACCGCAGCGTGTTTAAACGCCGCGTCTGGTAACGCTGGGCAACGCGTTTAAACACGCTCTTTATCCGAGCCGCAAGCCAATGCGGCTTCATAGCCTAGAAACGGGCGAAGGAGAATGAACAATGGCACGTAATGACAACGCCAACTTTGGCGTGGGCCGCATTGGCGGCGCTGGCAATGTTGGTCTTTACAGCGAATCGTCGACTGCAAAGTACGAACTGGGCGAGAGGCTAGAACTGCACGATGGCCGCGTATTCCGTTATTGCAACTTTGATGCCGCAGTGACGGTAGGAAAATTAGTCGGAGCCGATCAGTCAACGGGCGCAGCCGACGAGATTTCCGATGGAACCATTGCCACCGGCGGCGCTGGCTCTAGCGTGGTCACGCTGACTGCGTCTGGCTCTGCCGGTCCTCCGGCTGACTTCCAAGGCGTATCGGCTAACGATTACGCTGGCTCGTATTTGCATATCACTGATGGCGCTGGCGAAGGGTTCACTTACCGGATCAAAAGCAATGGTGCGGCTAGCAGCGATGCTGTCGAGTTCACGCTTTACGATCCTATCGTGACGGCACTTAGCTCTGGTGCCACTGATTGGGCTATCAGTTCAAGCCGGTATAACAACTGCCATGTTACGGATGCGACCCAGGGTACCATCGTTGATCCGTTTCCGACGGGCGTCACGATGGTAGGTGTAACTTCTGGATACTTTGCTTGGGTGCAAACCCGAGGGCAGGCAACGTGTCTGGCCGACGGTACGATCACTGAAGGCAACAGACTCACGGTATCGGATGGCACTAATGGTTCGGTGCAGCTTAAAGATGCAGAGACTGAGGTAGAGGTCGGACATGCCCTAACGACAGTTGCAACTGGTGAGTATGCTCCAGTAATGTTGAAATTGGAGTAATAATAGCAGCGGCGGCGGCATAGCGTCGTCGCCGCTTTAACTACAACAGAGGAACATGGCTAAAAGATCGCAGCAGCATCAACTGTCAGCAGAGATCGCAGAAGTCGCATCGAGTGCCGCACCGCCAGCACCTGCCGCACCGCCGGAGGTGACACCCGACCAGATCGCGCAGTTGATCCTCAAAGGTAGCGACAACACTAAGGCGGCTATACGCAAGGCGCTCGACCTCGACAAGACGCACACGCGCCAGCGTAAGTCGACGATGACCAACAGCCAGGTACGCAACACCGTCAAGGCGGTTGGCGAGGTGACACACGCCGATGGGTTCATACCCGATCCACCGTCGCGTATTGCCGAGCGTGGACCGGAGGCTATCGAGATCTGGAAACAACGCTGGCTGGACAATAACGGCGATAACCTCTCCGAGTATGACCTCGATCATATGTCGGTCGAAGCTCATATGTAGCCA